CGGTTTCATCACCTTCGATCAAGCTGTTGTAGACCCAACCAAGAACCTGCGCTTCTGTCAGGTCAGCATATGGTGTGAAGTCTGGGCTTGATGGGTCTGGCTCGCAGCGGAGCTTGCCACCTTCTGTTGCGGTATAGGATGGGGTTCCATCGCTTGCCGCTACGCATGACCAATAGACGAGGAAGACCCCGCCTGTTGCGTCTGTGTGTTGCATGTCCGATACGGACCAAGTGCAGGTAATAGCCATTGTTTGTTTCTCCTTTATGGCTGGGGGGTTATCCGCAATACATAACGCAAGACACAAGTTTGACGCCTGTGTTGCTATTGCCGATTGTTACTTTTCCAAGTGTCTTACTTCTTACAATATCATCTGACTGCACTTTAGCTGTGCCATCACCGTTGCTTTCTAAGAGATCACCTTTAGCACAAGCTCCTGTTACTCTAACTGATCCAATTCCAACAGACACAACATTTACTTTATCTTGTGCGTTAAATGACCCTACAACTCCATAAACACAAGCATCACCTGCTGTGTCAGAAACTTTTACTTTAGCGTGATCTATCCTAACTTGACCAGTTTTTGGGCCAGAAACATATGTATCTAATTCATCAATAGTTGATACAACCGTTCCGACAGGTGTATTTGTTAGAATACCAGAGCTTTCATGCAGTCCACTAAAACCATTATAAGAAGTAGTTGAGCCACTGATTGAGATAGTTCCTTCTTTGCCAGCAGCCGAATAAAATTCTACTATATCACCATCACCTGTTCTGTTTACTTTTAAAGGCACACCTGCACGACTTACACCCAACATTCCGTCAGCAAGAAGATTAATTCCTGCTGCGTTGTTACCGACTACATTCATTTGAGTTGTGCCAATGCCTATCGTATCAGCACTAGCGTCAACAAGGAACATATTAGCGTTGCTGTCACTCTCGACGCGGAAGTCGGTGTTCGCACTTATATCGTTGAATACTGTGTTCGCCTCATCCATATACAGGCGCTCATCATTAGTTCCACCATGTGTTCTGGACTTAAACTGTAATCCAAAACCGTAGTTTCCACTTGTATCATTACGCTTATAGGCTTCTACTGAACCTGCGGCAGTTAAGTTATTACTGGTGTCGTATACCCCATTAAACTGTATTGCACCGCCACCGCCTGTCCTTAAAGCAGTGAAGTCAGCTACAGTTATCTGCTGACTAGGTATGCCTGATCCTGTACCTTTATTACCGTTAACATTAAATTTGCCGCCAAAACCGACTGAACCATTGGTGTTAACACTAACATATTCGCCATCAGCATCCACAAACAGCATATGGGTGTTGCTGCCGCTCTCGACGCGGAAGTCTTTATTTGCACCATTATCGTTAAATACACTTTCGGCAGTGGAGCTTTCCATCCCTATAGTAAGTGCTGATTGATTGCTAGGATCGTGAAACTGTAAGCTCGAAAACGCACCGTTATCTCTGTAGGAAGCATTAAATACAAAATAGTTTCCAGTCGCATCATGCCCTAGTCCAAGAACACTATTATCCGCTTGTCCTTCAAAATGAACTATTCCATATTTTCCATCAGTAGTGCCTTTTGCGTAAAGTGATGGAAGTGGAAACGTGCCAAAACTTGGATTTGTGGATGAGCGAATTTGAACGGTGTCAGTACCAGCATTCACAAACAGCATATGACTGGTGGCGTCACTCTCGACGCGGAAGTCTAGGTCTACTCCTGCTTCGTTAAATACTGAACCAGTAGTATCTATTTCTAAATTGTTCGTGAAGGATACTGTCGCTCCTGCGGAACCAGAACCTGCGGTGTAAAACTCAATTCCATTTGCAAAATCAATTTTTGCCGCTCTGTTTGCTATGTCATATGTGCTGTTGGCGCTACCAGAAACAGAGTTTATGTTAGAGCCTATGTACGCTTGTCCGTTTGAGTTATTTGCTTGGAATCCAACTTTTCTGTTAGAAGCATTAAACCGCGCTGATATGATCGAATTTGTATTATTTTCTTGAGCGACATCTAAGAGAGAAGTCGGGGAAGACTGATTAATTCCAATTCGGTTATTACCAGCATCCAAAAACAGCATATGTGTGCTGCCATCACTCTCGACGCGGAAGTCTAGGTCTGCGCTATCTTCGTTGAATACCGTTTGTGTTTCATACAAAATAAGGGAATCGACACCACCATTTGGAGCATTATTTCTATCTGCATATGCTAAACGAGTGAAATAAAGGGCGCTATCATTATAAATAGCAAATGTGTTTTGGTTGTTTTCTGTATCCAAAAATTTCAACCAAGGCCAAGTACCTTCAAGTATCATACCCTGTGATGCGCTATTTGCTTGAGAATTTGATAGATGAAAAGTCGCATCTGGTGCGCTTTCATTTATGCCAATGCGCCCATTCCCCGCATCCACGAACAACATATGGGTTTGATTGTCGCTCTCGACGCGGAAGTCTATGTCTGCTGAAGCTTCATTTATAATAACTTCACTTGCACTGCTTTTAAAAGTTGCAACATTTCCAACAATTAAATCAATTTGATTAGTAGTAAATTCTAAATAAGTATCTGTATCTCCTGAATGTATTAATTTTTGAGGTATTATTACACTAGAATTAAACGTAGCCGCACCCGCCTCAGACATGTCAAGTAGAAGAGCTGTGACGGTACTGCTGTTATCTATTCCTAAAAACTTAATATCTTTATCATTAGTATTAGACATAAAGATAATATTATCGCTACCATCGTTTTGGATGCTACCTAGTGTTACTGAACCATCGTAAAATAACCAATCTCCACCATCAGCATTAAGAGTGATATCTCCTGCTACATCAAGGGTTAGATTACCTGTAGCATTTGTAATCGTACCAGCAGAGCCAGAATGCGTGATTTGCAGATCATTGTCTGCACCGATGTTAATAATTGCGCCATCAGAGTTTAGAGTAAGGTCATCTCCAATGGTCACATCCCCAACAATGTTTAAGTTGTCAAAGTGTGCATTGTTAAAGACGTTTGCAGCAACGGCACCAGAACCCGCGCCGTTAAAGAAAATTACGGCTGTTGTGCCATTGGGTATAACATAATCATTTGAAGAGTTGTATGTACCCTGAAATACAATCAAGTCTTGTGTGTTCAAACTATTTCGAATGTAAATAATTTTTTCAGCGTCATTTGGAGTAAGCTGATAATAGACTGTAGAACCAAGGTTAGTTCCGCTAGTGATATTTACCAGTCTATTACGACCATTAGAGGCCGAACCGTCACTAATAGGCAGTGAATTTGGAGAACCAGAGCTACCTGCTGATGCGGCGGTAATTGTAACTTGACCGTCAAGCGCGGCATCTAAAAGTTCTAAGTTTGTGTTTGTAGTATCGCCCCATGTACCAGACTGTTCGCCTGTACCAATGAGTTCGATACCGTTATTTAATGTATATGAACTTGGCATGTTTTTATCCTATGCTGCTATGTCATCCCAGCCCGGAGTTTGAGACGGTGTTTCGTCACTCCATGCTGGGGTGGAAGATGGTGTTATGGGATTATACCCCGGATTTTGATTTGGAACAATACGTCCCCATACAAGTACCTGACCTACGCCACCTGTGGCGGCAACTCCTGTAACATTAACATCTGCATTTGCGTTAGTTTCTACGGCACCGACCTGACCAGTACCTGCAACTCCAGTGACGTTTACAAAAGTTTTTGTTTCAACAGTAACAGCGCCAACAGCGCCTGTGGCGGCTAATCCCGTAACAGGGGCATTCGCGTCTGCTTCTACTGTTACAGTACCTACTGAAGCAGTCGCCTGCACACCAGAGACAGTAGTATTGGAGTCTGCTGTTATTGTAACCGCGCCAACGCTACCCGTTCCAGCAATGCCTGTTGGATTAACAACGGCTGTTCCAATTACCGTAACAGAGCCAACAGAACCCGTTGCTGCGCTACCCGTAACATTTACATTTGCATCTGCAACAATCGTTACAGAACCAACTGATCCAGTCGCTTGAAGTCCCGTTACAGGAACATTAGCTTCTGCAACAACCGTTACAGAGCCAACATTACCTGTAGCACCAGCGTTTGTAATGGAGCCTTCATTCCAACCAAGCTGGCCCCATGTCCCTCGGCCCCAGCCAGATAAAGGGACAATAACATCTGCCATTAGGCTATCCGAATAATCGCGTTAGAAGCATCTGCTGTCGGGAATACTACGGTAAAGTCACCGTTGGTAGATGTTTTATCTGAACCAAAGTCCAGTACAACTGCGGCGGGATAGACAAGAGCACTTCCGCTCCAATATCCATTAGAGTAGTTGTAAATCAAAGCTCCACGCGCTGTAATCGTAGACGAAGACCACGTTGTATCAGCAAAATCTGTAAGAGCAGTTGTGCTAGATGACGTTGGAGTAACATTCGTAAGAGTATTGCCCCCAGTAGAATAACCGTTCCCGTTAGCCACCTCGTTGGTGGTCCTATATACTGTCGTAGCAGCGTTAAAAGCATCGCCACTGTTTGTATAGAGAGCGATTTTGTAAACATCGCCAGAGAAAGTCGCCGTTATGTTTGTGCCTGCCGCTGTTGCTGCATCGCTCATTTCAAACGTAGTGCCATTGGTTATTGACGCTACTTTTGCGCCAGCGGGTATTCCTGTACCAGAAATACGCATTCCAACGCGAATGTTCGCGGTGCTGTCCATCGTAACAGTTGCATCGGTATTTGTTGTATCCACTGTTGCATCAGTGAATGTTGCGTAAAAGTTGTGTAAGCCTTGAAGAAGCTCTTTCTTAAAGCTCGTGCACATGAAGTTACCACTAAAGCTCATGTTACAATCTCCTTATGTTTAACATTTGTTCGGGTTAAGTTGCGCGTCATGTCTTTTCTCGCAAAATCAAACCAGTGCGGTAAGCATCTGTAACCTCTTGAGACTCGCCAAAGTTTTTGACGCGGGACATGGCTTCAGTGAATCTCTGAGTGTAGTTTTGAACCAAATCGGCCTCACCTTTCATAAAGGTATAAGCCTCAATCAGAGAGCCATACAAAAGAGCCACAGACGCGTTTGTGCTCAACCATGTTGTGTTGTTATCGCCTACAGAAGTTAAACTGGCTGGACGATAGAAGTAATGAAGCTCCACAGCATAAGCTGCATCAGGCGTTGGGCCTAGTATGAAGTTGTCAATGTCAAATTGAGCGTAATAACGAGGAGCGCCAGTCGTAGCATTATTTGGATTAAAAGATTGAACAAAGTTTACGTCTTTAAAAAGAACAAACTCTTTGTTGTTTCCGTTTGTAAAACATAAGCTGTATGGGGCTAAATAATCACTAGGCAAGGCAAGATACTTAGCGTTTGTAGGGTCTGCCGCATACGAAGTTAACACACCAGATTGGTTTTTCCTAAAAACCTCTAGCTGGGCAATCTTCAGTATTCTCTCTTCAGTGTTTTTAATAAAGATATCAAGATTGTTCACAAAGGTTGTCTCTGTGTTTTCAGTGTAATCCTGAATAGCCGTTTTCAATTCTGCGTATGTAAAGCTCATGATGTTGTCACCGTTACGCTGCCAACGGACCCAGTGGCAAGCAAATTATTTGGAGTTAGGCCCTCATCGCCCTTAAAACCTACAGGATTCCAGCCCCATTGTATGTTGTTTTGTTGAGCAACATTTTGTTCAGGGCGCGGATTACGCAATGCCTGTGGATCAGGGGTTGCACGAAGAGGATTTAGTTGCGGCTGTTTTGCCTCCCACTCATCTTTACCTACAAGAAGACCATTCCACTCTTTACGCATGTCTCTGAGCCGATAGCGAAAGCCAGATCGGTCAGATATTCCATATGCCCACTTTCCTGTGGCATACTTAGACATAACGATAATTCCTCAAGTCTGGGGCAACGCGGAAGGACGCACGATCACGATCCTCATCCATTGCGCGGTTCATTTCTTCTTCATAAATGCCTTTAAGCATCTGCAAGCGATCAGGAGCACGCTTTATGCTCATATAATACGCTAATCCAGCAGCTAACGCTGGGTAAAATCTAAAGGGTAATTGAAGGGTATTAACGTAGTTATCAGCATCATCCATGCGAACAAGAGCATTATATAAAACAACGTCTGTGCTATTATCGGGCAAAGGCCACATTTTTAAAGAAGGGTTTATTTGTCTATCTACAAAAAACTGCGTGGGTCGCCCAGTTGTGGATTTTGTAGGAATGTTAAGATATTCATCCCTACTGATGCGGTTTAACGCATAATCAGTTCCGTCCCTACGCACGACAAGGGATAAGATATCGATTACATCAGTGCCAAGATCAATATCACCATCGTTTTCTGTAACAGTAAAGTTGCGCTGGGCTATCGTCCACTGGTTCAATCCGCGGTTAGCCCAATCAGCAAACATAAGATTTAAGGAACGCTTTGCAGTCTTCAGATCATAACCTGTACGAACTTCTAAGCCGCAACGCTCAAAAGCCTCTTCGATGTAATCAGCTACATCTA